ATTTTAATCATGGAATGTATTCTACTACTAATAAATTGGTAGTAGATAATATTAAATCCGATGTTCCGACAACTGTATTAAGTTCCCAACTAAATGTTGATCAAACATCTACTATTAGTGTTGCTTCTACATCAAACTTCGTAACTTTTGAAGGGAAAAATGTTTCTGGATCATATCCAGGATATGTAAAAATTGGAAATGAAGTTATCAAATATGAAGGTGTTGGATCCGGAATATTAAATATTAGTAGTAATGGTAGAGGAATTGATAATACTATTGCAATCAATCACTTTATAGATACGGATGTAGAAAAATATGAATTTGGTGGAGTTTCATTAAGAAGAGTTAATGGGATAACAACCTCTATTGCTTCCCCAGTAGATATTGATAGCTATCATGTAAGAATTGATAGGTCATCTAATAAAGGAACTTCAAGATTGAATGATGGATCTTCAGCAGGAGATCCCCAGTTATCATTCAATGATGAAAAATTAATTGGTGGGGATAATGTTACTGCTTCCCAAAACATAATGTATGATGCAGTAAATCCAATATATGGCATTCTGACACCAGGTTCAACAACTTCTGTAACTGGACAAATCAGAACTGTAACTGCAACAAGTGTTAGTGGAAATGAGGTTTCGTTTAATGATAGTGGATATCAACAAATTCAATTAAATGAATTAAACTCTTTAAATTCGGTAAGAATGGTTGCATCAGAAGCAAATCAAAATGAATATTTGACTTCTTTACCAAGAAAGAAATCGTTTACTACTGCAATCGTATTTAATTCTAATGATCCTAATAGTGCATTATCTCCAATACTTGATCTTAATCAAGCAAGAACAGAATTTAATCTATCTCGTTTAAACAATCCAATTGATGATTATTCCAGTGACAGTCGTGTCAATTCAATATTATTCGATCCACATGCTTCTGTATATTATTCAAATATAAACACTCTTAAAAATCCAGCTTCTGGACTAAAAGTTATTATTGCTGCAGAAAGACCAGGAGATTCTGATTTTAGAGTTCTTTATACTACAATAAAAGCAGATTCTAGTGAAATTAGTCAATCTTATGAACTATTTCCAGGATATAATAATTTGAAAGAGACTACTGAAGGATTTTTAGTTGTTGATCAATCTAAAAATAGTGGATTGCCGGACACAAAAGTTAAAGCAAGTCTTGATGGAGAATTTTTAGAATATGAATTTACAGTTGAAAATTTAGATTTATTCACTGGATATGGTATCAAAATTGTAATGAATAGTTCAAATCAGGCACAAGCACCTCGTTTAGCAGACCTTAGAGTAATTGCACTAAGATGATAAAAGTAAAGGGATATTCAAATCTATATCGAGATGAAGATACTGGCAGTATTATAAATTGCGACACTGCCAATTATAATCAATACGTAAATTCTTTAGCACAAAAAAATTTACGTAAAAAAGAGTTGGATGATATGAAAAAAGACATTGAAGAAATAAAAAATTTACTCAAAGATTTCTTGAGTAAATAGTTACTATCAATAATTCATATAAATATCTAAAGGTATGTTAGCAACATAAAATAATGGCTGTTTATGTATCAAATATTGTTATCGAACAAGGATTTGATTTTGATACTTCATTTCAACTAGAAGATACCAGAACAAATTCTCCATTGATATTGACTAGTGCTTCTGCTGAAGCTAAACTGAGAAAACATTATGGTTCTACAACATCTGTATCTTTTGCATCGTCAATAACTAGTCCCGAATTAGGAATTATTTCTATTTCATTGAATGCATCACAAACTGTTAATATAAAACCTGGCAGATATGTTTTTGATGTGAAATTAACAAATTTTGGAAAAGAATTTAAAGCTGTGGAAGGTGCAGCACTAATAAGAGGGGGAGTCACTAGGTAATGCCCAATATCAACGACAGGATTGGTTCTCAAAATGTAATCCGTGTTTTATCCAATGCTTCTGCTCCACCAACACGATTACTAAATTTAACTGATGTAAATTCCACTCTAAGAACTAGAGATGGAATGATTTTGGTATGGGATCTGGCAACAGAATCCTTCTATATGACGGATACGATTGATTCGTCAACCCTCAATATTACTGGTATTGCAACATTTTCAAATACTACTCAATCTTCATCACCAACGAGTGGTGCTTTGGTTGTTGATGGTGGAATTGGAATTGGTAAAGCAGTAAATATTGGAGGAAATCTAAAAGTTGCTGGTGTCTCAACATTTTCTTCTAATTTAGATATTAATGCTGCTGTTGACATCTTAAATGGATTAACAGTAAATTCAACGTTCAAGTCTGTAGGAATTACAACTCTTGCTTCTGCTGGTGGTATTACCACTACTGGAGGTGATTTATATGTAGATGATAATTTATATGTAGGTACTAATCTAGAAGTTGCCGGAACTTCGAACTTTATTGGAAATGCCACATTTAGAGGTGGCACAATTGGAATTGGAGATTCTTCTACTGACGATATTGATGTTGGTGGAGAATTTGTATCTAATTTGGTTCCAAATGTCGATAATACTTTTGATATTGGTATTACAACACAAAGATGGAGAGACGGGAAATTTTCTGGTCTTGTAACTACAACCAATTTATTTGTTTCTGGGATATCTACTTTTAATGGAAATTTAGATTTTAATAGTAATATTGATATTGAAGGTAATGTAATAATTACCGGATTTGCAAGTGTTACTGAAGGTTTATATTATGATGCTAACGATTATGATGGACCAAATGGAATTGCTTATTTTGATAATACTGGAAAACTAATTGGTGCTGCCAGTACGGAAAATGCATTAACCGAAAGTTATTTCGTATTAACAACTAACAATGTAGGAATTCCTACTTGGACTTCGGTAATTGATGGAGGATCTTACTGATGGCAAAACCTAGCACTAGACAAGGACTTATTGATTATTGCCTAAGACAACTTGGAGCACCAGTTTTAGAAATAAATGTAGCTGATGAGCAGATTGATGATTTAGTTGATGATACTATTCAATACTTTAATGAAAGACATTATGATGGTGTTGAGAAAATGTATCTTAAGTATAAAATTACTCAAGATGATATTGATAGAGGAAGAGCCAAGGGAACAGATGGAGTAGGTATTGTAACAACAACCGGAACTGCAAATGTTGTTGGTTTTGGAACAACAACATTTAATTTTTATGAGACTTCAAACTATATTCAAGTTCCAAACTCTGTTATAGGAGTTGAAAAAATATTTAAGTTTGATACTAGCACAATCTCCGGGGGAATGTTTAGTATTAAGTATCAATTGTTTTTGAATGATCTTTATTATTTCAATTCAGTTGATTTACTAACATATGCAATGACCAAATCTTATTTGGAAGATATTGATTTTTTACTGACGACAGAAAAACAGGTAAGATTTAATAAAAGGCAAGATAGATTGTATCTAGATATTGATTGGGGAGCACAATCTAAAGATACATATCTTGTTCTCGAATGCTATCGAGCACTTGATCCTGAAAGTTTTTCTCAAGTTTATAATGATAGTTTTGTTAAAAAGTATCTTACTGCATTAATAAAGAAACAATGGGGACAAAATTTAATTAAATTTCAGGGAGTAAAACTTCCAGGAGGAATTGAACTCAATGGCCGTGCAATATTTGAAGATGGTCAAAGAGAATTAGAAGATATAAAGCAGAGGATGTCTTCTGAATATGAATTACCACCTCTTGATTTTATTGGATAATTAGTATGGCATTAAATCCATTTTTTCTTCAAGGATCTACAAATGAACAATTTCTTGTTCAAGATATAATAAATGAGCAATTAAAAATTTATGGTATAGAAGTTTATTATCTTCCTAGAAAAATTTTTAAGACCGATGATATTATTAGAGAAATACAATCGTCAAAATTTGATGATAGTTTTCTGATAGAAGCATATCTGAATAATTATGATGGATATGCTCCCGATAGTGACATCATGACAAAGTTTGGATTGAGATTAAAAAATGAAATAAATTTAACTATCTCAAGAGATAGATATCAAGAATTCATTGCACCATTTCTAGAAGGCATATCTGCAGGTATTAAAGATGGTTTAATTTTAGAATATGACTTTGCAGATTTGATTGCTAGACCTAAAGAAGGTGATCTGATCTATTTTCCTCTTGGTGAAAGATTATTTGAGATTAAAAGAGTTGAATCAGAAAAACCATTTTATCAATTGGGAACTAATTATGTTTATGAGTTAAGTTGCGAACTTTATGAATATGAAAATGAACTTGTCGATACTAATATTGAAGAAGTTGACAATACTGTAGAAGACGAAGGATATATTTCGACCATTGTTCTTACAGGAATTGCTGCTACTGCTGTTGCAACGGCAACAATTAGTAATAATGCTATTAGCGAAATATTCTTAAATAATGATGGTAGTGGGTATACTTCTATTCCTACGGTAACCTTTTCAAGTCCAAATATAGGAGTAAATACGGCAACGGCAGTAGCAGTAACGACTTCTATATTAAATGTCCAATCTATTCTTAGATTAGAATTAACCAATGGTGGAAGTGGATATACATCCCCACCTACAATAACAATAAGTGGTGGTGGTGGCACAGGAGCAACTGCTACATGTTCAGTTGGAGGAACTCAGTTTAGTGTCAATTCTCTTGTTGTATCCAATGTTGGAGCGGGATATGCGACTACTCCTCAAGTTGTTATTGGTAGTCCTGGTGTAGGAATTACTGCAACAGCAATTGCTGCAATCAATTCTAGTAATAAAATTGAATCTTTGAGAATTTTGAATCCAGGAATTGGATATACGCAAGCACCGGAAGTATCTTTTAGTGCATTTTCTACTGTTGGTGTCGGTACATTCTTATATAATGAGAAGGTTACTGGACAGACATCAGGTCTGACAGCAGTAGTTAGAGATTTTAGAAGAGATACTACTGTTAGCACAATAGATCCACCAGTCAACTTAAGAGTTTCATTGAATACGGGAAAATTTTATGTTGGTGAAACTATTGTGGGAGAAATTTCATCAGCTACATATGTTGTCAAGGAACATAATTTAGAAAGTTATGATAATCCATATGATTCGAATGAAGAATTTGAATTAGGAGCAGACAATAT